TGGTAATTTCTCTGATGGATTAGGTGGTGGGCAAGTTTATGTAAATGATGCTTTACAAGCTGGATCAAGTTTAAGGGCACCAATATTTTACGATTCAAATAATACAACATATCTTGCAGATTTATCTAATACCTCAACTTCAATTAATGCGGCTGGAACTGGAATATTTGGCGGTGACGTTGTAGCTTATTCAGATAAAAAACTAAAAACTAATATAAAAACTCTAGATGGCTCTAAGGTTTTAAAAATGAGAGGTGTTAGCTTTGACAGAATTGATACTGGAAATGCTAGTTCTGGAGTTATTGCTCAAGAAATACAAGAAATTGCACCTGAATTAGTTAACGATAAAAATGGAACTTTAGCAGTTGCCTATGGCAATTTAACAGGTTACTTAATAGAAGCAATTAAAAATCAGCAAATTGTAATTGAGGATTTAAAAAAGCGATTAGAAACTTTAGAAAATAATTAATATCTTTGTAACTATGAATATAACATACACTTGGGCGATTACAGGAATGAAAATGGCTCCTTCATTAGATGGTTTAACAGATGTTGTAACTAACGTACAATTTAAATATACTGGTACTGATTCAGTTTCAGGATTTTCAGGTGATTTTATGGGAGCAATTCCAGTAGGAACTCCCGATCCAGGTGCTTTTGTGCCTTTGGCTGATTTAACTGAGGATGAAGTAATTGCATGGGTTCAATCAATTTATCCAATGGATCATCCAAACGAGATGGTACAAAAAGGAATTGAAAACCAAATTGCACCAACAAACGAAAATGCACCAATGCCTTGGGCACCACCAGAACCACCAGCTCCACCAACAGAATAATTATAAATAAATATAATTATGCCTGTACCTACTTATGATGAAATAACAAGTGCTGGGATTCAAATGCTTCGATTGGCTAGGGAGCGTGTTGGACAGGGTTACGCATCAAGTTTTTCAGTAACAAACCCAATATCTTTAAAGGATTTAAGTAATTTAAATGGCGGGAATGCTGGGGGATCTGGGAATAGTTTTCCAGCGGTTAATATGTTAAATATACAATCAGCTAATTTTTTTCGCAATAGACGCCCAGATGGTTCAAACCCCTTAAAAGTAAGTGAATTTTTAGGTTATGATCAAACTTTAATAAGACGAGAATTTAGATTTGCTTATAGTAGTACGTCTAGCACTAACGCTTGTAATTTTACAATAAATTCAACTAGCTATTGGCATGATGGTAGTAATACTTTGCCAGTTGATGGCGATAGGATCTGGAAATATGCAACTGGAACCGCATCTAGTGACAAGGCAGAATCTGGATATTATCAAATATTTGATCCTAGTAGTGGCGTAAGCGAGGGAACTGTCGGTGAAGTTTTAGGTGGTGGCGGTGGCTTCTCTGGGCAAATGATTAATATTTCTAGTTGTTAAAATAAATGTTTAAATTTGTAAAAAATTAATATTAAATAAATAAAAATGAGCAAACTAGAGGAAAAAGAATTAAAATCTTTACAAGAAAATCAAGGAAAAATCAATCAAGTTGTATCTAATTTTGGTGCAATATCTATTCAAAAAATTAATTTAGAAAAGTCAAAAGAGAGTTTACTAGAGGAATTAAAAAAAATAGAAGCTGAGCAAATTGAATTAAAAAAAGAGCTAGAGGATAAATACGGAAAAATCTCTGTAAATCTACAATCTGGAGAGTTTGAAATAATCCCTGAGGAAGCTGAAATTGTGAAATAATGGCTGTTATAAATGCCAGTAGCTTTTTGTTATTAAAAGATACAACTGTTATAGGGCATTCTAAGAACACTAATTTCAGTATTAACCTTGATTTACCAGAATCAACCACAAAAGACAGTTTAGGGTGGTTAGAAGTCATAACGGGGATTAGATCTGGTACTTTAAATTCAGAATGTTTAACCGATTATTCTGACACATTAAATTTTGATGATTTAGCTGAGATGCTTATAACTAAGCAAAAAGCAACATTCTTTTTTAAAGATACTGTAAATCCAAAATTAATTGTTAGGGGTGAGGGTTACATTAGCACGATAGATGAAACAGCTGAATTTGAAAATGCCACTAGTTTTAATGTTGAAATAAATTTAACTGGTATATTTACAGTATCAGATCAAAGTGAGGGCAGAACCTGGGAAAACATCTTTGAAAAGTGGGAAGATATTGCAACAAACTGGGAAGATGTATAAATTTTTTATTTGTATATTTGCTTTATAATAATAATTAAAATATAAATTATGGCTACTGTCGGAGTATTTAACGGAACTAACTTATTACTTAAATTTGCTGCTGATGCTGGATCACCAGCCACAATAGGACATTCAACATCTTGTTCACTTTCATTATCAAATGATTTGCCTGAGGCAACTACAAAGGATAGTGCTGGTTACCAGGAAGTTATTGCTGGGGTTAAAAGTGGTGAAATTAGTTTTGAAGGGTTAGTTGCTTATGATGATGCAAATAATGCTATTGAAGCAGCTGATTTGCTTTTAGCTAGAACTAAATTAGATTGGAGTTTCGGTACTGCTGAAACTGGTGATGTTGTTTATTCTGGTGAAGGTTTTTTATCATCTGTTGAAATGAGTGCTGAAATGGAATCACCAGTAAGTTATTCTGGATCTATAACAGTTACTGGTGCAATTGCAAAAGCAACAAACTAGAATATAACTTATAAACTAAAAAGGGGTATGGTTTAAGGAGCTATACCCTTATATATATATATTTACATTATGGCAAACAAAAGAAGGGGTTACTATACCTTAAAAATAGGCGGTAAAATGCGAACTATGCATTTTTCAATGAATTTCTGGAGCAACTTTACTGATGAATTAGGTATCTCAATTGATAAAATTGGTGATGTCTTTACTAATGGAGTTACAATAACAACCATTAGAGAATTGATTTATTCTGGTTTATTAGCTCAGGATCAAGAACAAGGTAATGTTGTTGATTACAATAAGTTTCAGGTTGGAATGTGGCTAGAAGATTTTGATGGTGAAAACTTAAATAAAGTAATTGAATCAATGATGGAATCTAGGATCCTGGGTAATGATTTAAATATGGGTGTTGCTAGAAACATCAAAAAAACTACAAAACCCACTAAAGAGGGAAAGTAAACAGCCAACTTGATTGGGATTCTCTTTTAGATTTTTACATTGGTCAAGTTGGCATAAATCCAGATTCTTTTTGGGGTAATACTTGGACCGAAAATCACCTTTTGGGTGAAGCTCACATGATTAGATGCAATTTACAATGGGAGCAAACAAGATACATTGCTAGTATGCTTTATAATGTTAATTGTAATAAAAGGGGTCAAATGATAACACCAGATAAATTATTTCCATTGCCTCAAGATGTTTATTTAGAAAGAGGAAAAGCCAAATCAACAAAAGAGGATTTAATAGCATTTAAAAAATTAATTGAAAATAAAAAGTCACTAAAATAGGTGGCTTATTTTTTTTGTATTTTTACATAAAATTTAGATATGGCTGCAAATGAAATGAGAGTTAATCTATTGGGTAATGCTTCCGATTTATTAAAGGCATTATCCAAAGCAGATTCTAAGCTGCAAAAGTTTGGGCAAAAGGCAAAAGCTGTTGGTAAGTCGATGACTACATACGTTACAGCTCCAATTGCAATTGCTGGGGGTTTTGCTATTAAAATGGCATCAGATTTTGAGGAATCACTTAATAAGGTTGATGTTGCATTTGGAAAATCAAGTAAAGAAATAAAAACATTTGCAGAGACATCCAAAGTGTCTTTCGGTATTGCTGAGGGATCCGCGCTTGACATGGCAGCCATGTTTGGTGATATGGGAACATCAATGGGTTTAACTCAAAAAGATGCTGCTGGAATGAGCAAATCATTAGTTGGTTTGGCTGGTGATTTATCATCATTTAAAAACATACAAGTTGATGTTGCAACAACTGCTTTAGCGGCAATATTTACTGGTGAAACTGAATCCCTTAAAAAATTAGGGATTGTTATGACTGAGGCAAATTTAAAA